TCCGCACTGGAAACTCGCCCGGACATCTCCCCGAAGCTGTGGAAGCGCGGTAAGCGCGTGGGCGGCATCCCGGTCGCCTCCCAGATCGGCAGCAACACCAGCGACGAGAAGTACCGTGGCTACAACACGCTGACCGGCAGCGGCCCCGCCAGCTGGAACCTCGACGGCACGCCATCCGGTATTACCGACCTGAACGGCAACTGCTACGATCAGGACTACGGCTATCGCATCGTTGACAACGAGCTGCAGATTCTCGCTGACAACAATGCCGCAGATCCCACCGCCGATCTGTCTGCGTCCAGCTCCGCATGGCGCGCCATCCTGCCAAACCAGAGCAACAACGAATACACACTGGTCGCTCCCGGCACCAGCGGCACCTTGAAGTGGAATTTCCTGAACAACAAGATCACGCTGGACACCGTTGCCGCGAGCACCAGCGCCAGCATCGGTCAGAAAAGCACATCCTTCAAGGATTTGGCTGTAAACACGACCAATGTGCCGTATGTTCCTGCCATCCTTCAGGAATTGGGTATTTTCCCGATCAGCGGCGACACCACACGCGGCACCGTGTATCATGACTTCAATGGCGGCGAGCGTTTCCCGCGGCGCGGCGGCAACTGCGGCAACACGTCCAGCGCCGGGCTGGGCTACGTCAATAGCAACAACGTTCGCGGCTACAGCGGCGTCAGCTCTGGGGTGCGCTCCGCTTACTGTGAGTAATCTGCAATCGGGAATCGGAAAAATCTGAAAAGCCGCCAAAGGCGGCCCGCGCGCCTACGGCGCGCCCGGTCTCCCGGTTCCCTCCCAGCCGCGCCACCGCGCGGCTGGGCCTTTTCTGAAATATTCCACGGACATACGAAGGTGGTGGATTATGGCAGATACACAGAACAAGGACGCCAAGCAGCCCGAAGCAAAAGGCCTGCTGATACAGGAGAAGATCGAGGACATGATCGACTATGCGGAGAACGAAATCCAGCGATGGCCGCCACTTTTCCAAAAGACCCAGGGAACGCGGATTCTGAATCAATGTTACGATCTGTCCGACCTTTGTGAGAGTGCAAACCACGAATACTACAAGAAACCCAAGATCAAGCTGCTGGACGAGGCCAATCAGTCCCTCCAGCGGAAGGTGCGGCGCGCCAACCGCACCAAGTACATCAATCGACACAAGGAGGAACGCCAACTGCTCACCCTCCACAAGTACCTCACCTGGAGCGCGAAGCTGACGGAGATCGGCAGCATGATCGGCGGCTGGCTACGCTGGGCGAATACCCAGCCACCGCCGCAGAAGAAGTCCAGCAAGAAACCAGAACCGCAGCAATAACCGCGCGCGAGCGCGGATTGTCGGGAGTATGTCGGTTATGCGCGCCTGTCTTTTTTCGTTGTGTCTTCTGTTTGCGTTTCCCGCGGCGCGGCGGCAACTACAACAACACGTCCAACGCCGGGCTGGGCTACGTCAATAGCAACAACGTTCGCGGCAACAGCAACGTCAACTATGGGGTGCGCTCCGCTCCTCCCTCACCGTCAAAGGCATGCGCAGGCGCGGCCATTGGCCGCGGTCAGTTCAAACCTGATTCGCATCTGCGACCACCATCAAGAATAGCGCAACGATAAAGAGGGAGAAGGGATATACTTACCGCCTGCCTGGAAGCGGGCAGGGAATATGAACCGGCGGCAATATGGCGCGGATGGCCGCTGCCGGAACGCTGTTCCGTTCCTGGAAGGGAATATAGCGGCGTGTGCAATCGCCTCGTGTGGCGCGCGCTCGCGCGTGACGCATGCGCACACAAAGGGAGCAGATATGCCGGAACAGCACGGCGGGGGATAGCTGGCAACGGCGAGAAAGCCGGCGTTCCCCGCCTTTTCATCAGCCTATGAGTAACACGCTCACCAACTTCATGGACGCGATGTGCAGTCCTGAGAATTTCATGCTGGCCTATCGGTCTGCGATCAAGGGAAAGAGACGCCGCCTTGAGGTGCTCCTTTTCAATCGCAACCTGGAGGCCAACCTTGAAAAGCTCCGGCAGGAGGTCATCGATGGCACCTATCGCGTCGGCCCGTATCACCAATTCTACGTCACCGTCCCAAAGACGCGCCTGGTGATGGCGCTGGAGTTCAGAGACCGCATCGTACAATGGGCGCTCTACCGCCAACTCAATCCCTACATCGACAAGCGTTTCATTCCGGATTCCTTCGGCTGTAGGGACGGCAAGGGCACGCTGAACGCTGCGCTCCGACTTCTCGGTTGGATGCAGGAGATCAGGCGCAAGCCTGACTACGCGAACTGGTATTGCCTCAAGCTGGACATATCCAAGTTTTTCTATCGTGTCGATCATAAGGTGATGCTTGAAATGCTGCGGGACATCTGCCCGGAGCATGACTTCCTCGCCCTGATGGACACGATCATCAACAACCCGGACGTCCCGTTTGGGCTGCCGGAGGGCATCAAGGCGCACGATTGCCCGCCTGAGGACAGGCTGTTCGATGTCGGCATGCCTATCGGAAATCTGTCCAGCCAGATGATGGCGAACCTCTACCTTGACTACCTTGACAAATTCTGCAAGCACGTCCTCGGCATCCACTATTACGTTCGATACATGGATGACATAATCATCCTTGACAACGATCTGCAGCGGCTCCAGGAGTGGAAGCGCAGAATCGAGGCCTATGTCAACGAGCGCCTCAAGCTGAAGCTGAACAACAAGACCTCCATCCGCAAGGCCAAGTCCGGCATTGAGTTTGTCGGCTACGTCGTGCGCTTTTCAGGCATGCAGCTGCGCAAGAAGTCCAAGAAACACATCAAGAACGCACTTAAGCATTGCGCGGAAGCCTATGCCGCAGGGCATATCAGCTACGACAAGGCGATGGCCACCGTTGACAGCTATTTTGGCATGCTGCAGCATTGCGACAGCTACCATCTGCGCCGCTGGATCTCGGACAACATCGTGTTCAAGCGAGACGCGGAAGCGCAGGCAATTCCCAATGACGAGAACATCCCTTCCGCTGAATGGCTCGAATATTTCATTGCATCGGAGGATGAATAAATGAACAGCGTACACCATGACACCAATTTGCCGCGCGACCATCCTGAGAAAACCCATATCATCCGCAGCGACTACTATAGCGTCCACTATCTCGACCATGAGACAGCGGACGTTTTTCTGTTCCCGGAAGGCCGGGTGTACGACATCGGCGACGGTCGGCGAGAGTACGACGTGACGGCCCTGGTCGTTTCCGGCGTCAAGGTCTGGCCGGGCATGGAGGAATCCATTCGCGCGCACTACAGAGCGTGGTGCGAGGCGGGAGAACCGTTCGATTAACCAACCGAAAGGAGCGAGCAAATATGGACGACAAGCTGATTCTTGAGTGCGAATCCGACGCGCCGGAAAACTGGGAAACCGACGTAATCCTGTGCCGGGACGGACGTGGGGAAGTGCTCACCGTGGACGTTCCCGACGACGAGGAGGTGGACGAAGATGCTGGCGACACTCCGACATAACGACACCGGCGATCTCGTCAAGGTCGCCCGGTATCTGACGGGCAACGCTGCCCGCAAAACCGCAAACGGCACGTTCGATGCTTCGTTCGTGTCGTTTGTTTGTTCCTACCAGAGCAACAACGGCCTGACCTCTGACGGCGTGATCGGCCCCAAGACATGGAGCAAGATCGCCGAGAAGGCACCGACTTGCTCCACCGCCAAGAACAAGACCAGCGCGGCCACCTGTGCGGCTCAGATTCTGATCGGCGGGCTGGACGTGGACGGCATCTACGGCACCAAGACCAAGAAGGCTGTCGCTGCCTATCAGTCTGCCAAAGGCCTGACCTCTGACGGCGTTTGCGGACCCAAGACATGGGCGGCGCTGATCGGCGTCACCGCTGCGAGCTCCGGCACGTCCGGCAGCACCAGCGCAGGCCAGACGGTCACCGGAGGCAAGACGCTGAACAACTGCGTCCACTATCTGCAGTGGGACGCGAAGTGGAAAAACGTCAAGTACTCCACGCACACCAGCAGCCAGACCATCGGCAACTCCGGCTGCGGCCCGTCCTCGATGGCGCAGATCATGGCGACGTTCATCGATCCGAAGATCACGCCTGTTGAAATGTGCGCGCTGGCGGTTGCTAACGGATTCCGCACCTACAACAGCGGCACCGCGTGGGGCTTCTTCGAGTTCGTATTCAAGAAGTATGCGGGATTCAAGAAGTTCATCAAGACCACCAACATCGCGACCCTCAAGGCCGCGCTGGCCGACGGCGCGCTGGCGGTCTGCTCGATGAACTCCAACGACAACCACTTCTGGACGAGCGGCGGTCACTTCATCACGGCCGTTGGATTCGATGACGCCGGTTACATCTACGCCAACGACCCGAACAAGTCCAGCGCTCCGCGCAAGCAGCAGCAGGACAAGTTCAAGAGCTGCCTCAAGCAGGCGTTCATCTTCTGGCCGGAAGCGAAGGAGGAAACTGCCGACCCTTTTGAGAGCGTCGATGATGGTCAGAGCACCGGCAGCACGGACACGCCCGCACCCGCCAGAGGCTCGGCTATCATCGACATCAGCAAGTGGCAACCGACCGTCAACTACGACAAGTTCATCAAGGCGACATCGCTGATCATCCTGCGGGCGGGCTACCGTGGCACCGGCGGCGGCATCAAGATCGACAAGTGTTTCGTCAAGCATGCCGACGCCATCAAGCAGCGCGGCGTCCGATTCGGCGTGTACTTCTATTCCATCGCCACGAACGAGAGCATGGCGCGCGAGGAGGCGCGGATGTTCTGGAAGTGGGCGAAGGATTACAATCCGCTGTTCTGGGCGCTCGATGTGGAAAAGAGCGAGATCACCCACGACGCAATCGCCGCCTTCATCGACGAGCTGCGGAAGCTGGGTGTTGACCGCGCTGGCTGCTACGTGGCCCACAACCTCTACCGGAAGTACAGGTTCGACGAGCTGCGCGCTTCCTTCGACTTCACGTGGATTCCGAGGTACGGCAAGAATACCGGCACCATCGAAGGCTCCACGGAGCCGGACTTCGAGTGCGACATGTGGCAGTTCACCTCGACCGGCAAGATCGACGGCATCACCGGCAACGTTGATGTCAACGTCATCACCGGCACGGGCAAGCCGCTGTCGTGGTTCCTTGGGGGTGACAGTTGATGAGCGTGGAACGGCAAATCCAAATCGCGGTTGCCCGTGCAGATCTGATTATCTGCTCCATCCTACGCTATTTGCCCCTGATTGTGCCTCTGTGCATCATCCTGCTGCTGGCCGTGATCGCGTACAAACGCCGCACCAGCCCAGATGACTGCACGGATTCCTGGCAGGATTGGAGGTGAGTAGCTATGGGACTTCAAGACCTCACCTGGCAGACGATTCTCGGCGCGGCTTTGGTTTTTCTGCTGTTCGTTGACGTCTATCTCAAGATCATGTCCGCAAGAAAGACGTATAGGGATGAAAAGAAAAGGAAGGACGCGCCTGTGAACAATCTCGAAGAAACTGTCAAGGACCACGACGAAAAGCTGAAGAAGGATCACGAGAGGCTGAACCGGCTGGAAGAAGCAATCCGCGTTTTGATGCGCTCGCAGATTGCGCAGCTTGATCACGAGATCAGCGGAAATTCCGTTGACAAGCTCCGCGATTCCCGCAACGAAATTCAGCAATTCCTCATCGACAAATAGGAAGGAGCATCTATCCATGAAAAAGCTGTTTGCTTTTGCGCTGCTGGCGGTTTTCCTGCTGCTGGCAGTATTCACCGTTTCCGCGCTGGCGACCGACAACGGCGAGGATGACCGCCTCGAAGTGCTCGAAGCCGCCGAAGCGGTCAACGAAGCGCCCGGCGAGGCCTCCGTGGTGACCACCACCTACTACGGCGACCCTGCGCCATCCGACGAGCCCGCGCTGCCTGATACTTTTACTTGGGGCTACCTTCTCACCACCGGCGGCGCGGCCGTGTTCGTCTACTTCATCGTTCGGTTTGCCAAAGCGCCCCTGGACAAAGTGTGGAAGATTCCCACCCGGCTCCTGGTATACGTCCTGTGCCTCGCCACGCTGCTGATTGCCAATACTTTCTTCAATCACGGCATCAACGGAGAGACCGCCGCCCTGTGCGTGGTCAATGCCCTGATCTCGGCGTATGGCGCGTATGGTATGTACGAGGTCTGGGACAAGAAGAAGCCGCCTGCCGCTTGACAGGCATGATACAATATCCTTGAACCGCTGAAACGGCGAATGCCGCGTAGGTGGTGGACGCAACAGCGCCGGAGGTCTGATCTCCGGCGCTGCTTTCTTTGTTTTTGGCTCCGTCCGTGCGCTGGCGCGCCCCTGCGCCTCGCCTACCGTCGCGGACGAGTAAGACTAAGGGCAAAACTGGAAGCCGTCAGAGAGGCTTCTGCGGCCTCTCACGCGCTCTCGCCTCTGCGCGGCTTCTGACGCACTACATCGGGCAGCCGTTTTCAATCCAGAAGGCCACGGCGCTGCGGATGACGGTTGCCTCGTGGGATCCCGTGGCGGCCGCAGTGTCGCTGACCATCTTCGCCATTTCCTGAGGAAGCCGGACGCAGTAATCTACCTTGCCCTTCATGGGACGCGAGACGGTAAAGCCGTTGGCCGTGAGCGCATTGAACACTTCATCGTTGCTGGTCACGCAGTATGCGCCGTCCAGGTAGGTGTCATCGGCGGTAAAATCCATCTTGGATATCCTGATGACGTCCGGCTTATCAAGGTCATAGTAAACCTTGTGGCGCTTGCCGTTCTTCAGATAGACCTCAAAGCGATACATCGTACAATCAACCTCCTATCCCGCTTAGTGTATCATAGATATTTCGATTTAGCAAGCGCAAAAATAAATATATTTGCGTTATTTCCGATGCACCGCCAAGGGCTTGATAGCCACGCCGCCACCGAAGCACGCTCTGTATCTGGAATCGGTGTAGACGGTGCATGGAATGATGTGATAGTGGGCGCTGTCATGCTGCAAGCCGTACAGCACATGGGCGGCATGGCTTGACTTAAGCACCCGCGCGGCTTCGCGCTGATGCTTCTTCAACACGGATTCAAGCTGTCCACGGGACAGATTTTCGATCTGCCCCGTGGCTGTGTTCAGCACGCTGATCTTCGCCATCTAATCACACTCCCTGAGGGGGATGATGCCGTAGGGATAGCTGCTGCCATCCGTGCGCATCCGGAAGAATCCCCATTTGCCATGGCGCTGATCGTCCGGCTTGAACCCCACATATTTGTAGCCGTCGCGGATATCGATGCTCGTCACGCGCGCGGTGAAGCGCTCATTTCCCTTGCGCAGCCTCTGCAGAAACTCATAGCGCTTTCCTTCCTGAACCTGAATCATGCTCCCTCTCCTTTCCTTGTGGGCCGTCAGAAGCCCACCGTCACTTTTCCATCCAGCCCGAGATTGACGGGCAGCCCGATCAGCGTTTCGGCCATTTCCTTGCAGCCGATCATCTCGGTCATCTTCTTCTGGACAATGCGATCATCCCGCCCAAACTTCTCGACTTCGGTCTTGTACTCCGAAAGCTGCGCCTGAAGGTGACGGAGCATCCTGTCCTTGGTGCTGGTGTTCGGCTCCGGGCAGATGCCCCAGAGGAAGTCCCACAGCCACAGCGTCGGGTGTCCATTGGCGTCATACTCGATCTTCATGATCTCGCATCCGCTGCAATCGCCATACGCCGTCATGCCCTTGCTTCCGAAGCCGCCCTTCGTGTCGGCGAACCACCTGGTGCTGTACACCCTCGCCTGATCGCTCTCGTTCCACTCGCGCAACGTCATTTTCCTTCGCCCCTTCCTTTGTCCTCAGATTTCTTGCATCTCAACGATCCTGTGCGCCTTTGCAAGCGCCCTGTCCAGGTCCGGCCAGTAGCTCGTTCCGCTGCCACCGAAGTAACCGAAGTTGTTGGCGATGGTCTTCAGCGCGGCCATGTCGCCGGCGACGGCTTTCTCTGCAAGCTCGATCTGATGGCTGACCACATCTTGGCTGATGTTCAGGTAGTTCCCCATTCTGATTCCCCCCGTCCTCGCGGCACTCAACGCGCCGCGAGTTTGTTCTGCTTCTCAACCCAACCCTTGCCGTAGAAGTCGTACACCTTCTGCTGGCCGTTCTCATCATCCGTGCGGATCGCCAGTCTCGAAAAGGCGTTCCTGCCGGTCTGCTCGGCCACCAACTCCTTGCACGTCTGCCTGGCCTCGGCGGCGCTGTGCGCCCGGATGTACATATGGTGCAGGGTCTCTCGCCGGTGAGCCTTGATGGTGTAGAACACCTGATAGTAGCGCGGCATCGTCATTTTACTTTCCCTCCATCCTGCGGACGATCTCAGCTCGCGTGAGCTTGATGTCCTCGTCGTTCTGCCCGAAGTGGTTGGTGTTCACGAAGGAAACATACTGTTTGAGAAGCTCGTCGGGCGTGGCGTTCGCCAGCCATTCCTTCTTCTGTTCGATGGTCATTGTCTCTCGCTCCCTTCCTTAGTGAATCCGGTAGGACTGGCCGAAGTAGTTGACGTTGTACACCAGGCGACCCTTGGCTTCGGACTTGAACACCTTGATGTTCTTCCCGCTGACGCGATCCTTGCCGGTGACCCGCTTGATGTACCGCTTTGCGATCTTCTTCGCCCAGTCGGGAAGCTGCCGGTCGTCCCTGCGGATGTAGCCGCCGCGCGCCTCGCAGCGGTCGTACTGCTTACGCAGCATCGCGTCGTAGGCTTCCTTGTCCTCGGTGTAGAAGTCGCTGCGGCGGTTGATCTGGTAGAACATCCTCTGCTCGACGACTTCCAGCCGGCTGTTCCAGATGGTATCGCCCATGGAATCGAAGGGGCGGCCATCTTCGATGGTTCCGTTCCAGCGGCCAACCGTCAGGACCACCATCTCGCGCTCCAGGCGCGCCTCGCGGTCGTACTCGCGCTTGTTCTCCAGCAGGATGCGGATGACTTCGTTCTCGTTGCGGAGATCGACGCTCCCGATCTCGCCTTGGCTGCCGGACATCGTGGTGAGGTTGAAGATGTAGCCCTTCTGGATATACTCGGTAACCTTCGCGGTGAAGATGGCTTCGATTTCGGTATGCTTCATGGTGACGATCTCCTTTCGTTGTGCCCTTTGTTCGGTGCAAGTATAGTCTATCAAAAATATTTCGTTTTGTCAATAGCAAAACGAAATATTTTTGTGAATTAACACAAACGAAACAAAAGGCGACAAAAGGTAGCAAGAAGCGAAGATCGAGGGCCCTCAGCCCTCGATCTCCTGGAGCCAGCCTACCACCTGGCAGAAGGGGTCAATGTTCTCCGGCACCTTCATCTTGCGGACGGTGCAGCGCCGGCGTTCGCTCCATTGCTCCACGACCACGACCGTCTGACCTTCTTCGACGGTGACGGCCTGCGCCCACTCCGCATCCTCAATCACGTCGCTGTAGCCGAAGTCTGCCTTGAGCGCATATCCGTGAGCGCTGATTCCCATCTGCCCGTTCTCATAGAACACGTTGCCTCGCGTCAGCATGGCCGTGTCCGTCTCACGAAAGGCGAGCATAGGGCTGGCGGGCCTGTACCACACGCGCACCCTGGAACCGACACAGTAGGTGGAGCCCTCATAGCAGGGCTTGTCGTGATCTACCATCAGAACGGGATAATCCCCGAAGTTGAGCGCCAATCCGATCTCCTTGCGGTCGGTGATGTAGCTTGCCATAATCTCACTCCTTCCTGCCGGCGTCAACCGGCCTTGACCTTCCTCGTGACATGCTCGATGCTGTAGCTGGCAATGAAGCCGCGCAGCTTCGCGTACTTGCAGCCCTCTACGAGCAAATCGTGATCCTCTTCTGCGTACAACCCGGTGGTGAGCACCACGCCCATGGTGTTGACCAACTTCGCCCTGTACCCCGTGACCGTGCCCTCTCGGAGGCCGCCCAGAATATCCTGCTTCACCTTCAATCCTCCGATCTGCCAGAAGTCAGCCGAGGTCAATGTCATAATCGAGGCCGTACTCGCTGCCTGTCTCGATCTCATACATCTGCAGCAGGAGCTTCAGCTTCGGGCGCCAGATCGACCCTTCCCGGATCCTCTTAGCGAACTCTGGATTGCGCTCGTCAAACTCCTTCGCGTCGTTTTCCTCCTTCTGCGCAAAGTCAGCGACACGCTGAATGGCAAACCCGAGGATTTCGACATGGGTCAAAGTGACCGGCTTTTCCTTCTTCTTGGACATGATATACCTCCTTCTACCCTCGTGACCTCCGGGGCGGGTGATCGTTCACTTGGCAGCCTTCATCGCATCGTCCAGCGTTTCCCAGGATGAAACGTAACTGCCGCATCTGTACAGCTTGAAGAACGATGAACCTTGCGCATGTCGTATCTCCCAACAGACGCCGTTGGCGTCCCTCTGCGTCCACCACACATCCTGCTGGGTGCGCCTGTCTCTGTACTCGTACCACTTCACGGATGAGTCCTCCTGCCGGGATTTGCCGCCTGGCTCGGCGTTCGCTCACAGGTGCCGGTTATACTTGAACCGGCTGTTGTTGCCTTGCAGCTTGATCTCCGTTACCTCAAAGCAGCCGCCGTCCCTGTCGATGTGCTCCGTCCAGGCGGCACCGCCATACTGCCTGAGCATCTTCTTGGCGAAGCTGACGCAGCAGGAAATCACATCGTCAACGTGATCCACCAGCGGGCGCTTGTCCTCCGGGATGCTGTCAGGGTAGATCATCTCGCCGTTCTTCAGCACCACGCCGCAGCCGTTCTCCAGAAGGACGCTCTCGGGCGTCCCCTCCGGGAACCGATAGTAATTCAGCCTCATGGTTTCCTCCTTCCTGGCGCGCTCCTGCGCCGTGTCACGCTGCCCTCAGGTTAATCATAAAAACGGTCTCGCCGCAGATTTGCGTCGTCCAAACGCTGTCGATCAGCCGGTTCCACTCCGGGCCGTCGTGGTACTTCGCCCAGAAGAAGAACCTGGACATCAGCGCTTCGTCAGACTGGAGCTTGACCTTGTACTTTCCCTGCATGGAATCGATGAAATCAGAAAGCTTCATGGCGTCATCCTCCCTATAGGTTCTTGTAGATGCCATTGTAGACGTTGTTCAGCTGGGTGTAGAGCTTATCGCGGTTCAGCCGCTTGTTGAACTGCTTGAGGATGCTTTCGAGCTCCTGCATTGTGGACACCAGCATGTTGCGGTAGCCATCCGAAACGCTCTCCCAATCCTCGTCATCCGATCTGGTGCGCCTCATCTCACGGTGCACATCGTCGATGTAATCCACCGCGTCTGGCCCGATGTGATCTTCAACCAGCTGCAGCACTCGCTCCATCGAATACTCATGGAGGACCTCAACGCTCCCGTCCTTGCAGTAGATCGTCGCCGCCATGCTCATTCCCCTCTCAAAGTGGTTTGTCCCATCGTGATGCCGATCTTCCGATCAGCCTCCGTTATCGATCTCCAGCGCCTTGATCAGCTCTGCGGCCAGCGCCAGGGTGCGCTCGTACAGAAGCTCCGGCACCTGTTCGCCCTTCTCCTTGAAAGCCTTGATGCAATCCGTGCCCCAGGTAAAAGCGGATTTCAGCTCGTTGATATTCTCCATGTTGCAATCTCCCATCTCCCGGTGTATTGCCCCGCCGGGAGGGCTTCGGTCCTCAGGCCGCGGTGTACTTGGTGAACTGCCACATCTTCATCTTCTCGCCGGGGGCACACGGGATTTCTCTGACGTCAACCTCGCCACTCTGACTGATGTAGAAGTGAATCTTGTACATCGCCTTGAAGGTATCGATCAGCATGTCCACGCTGTAATGCGTCTCGTCGGTTTCCTGGGAGCCGCCCGGAAAGGCGCTCAGCCTGCAGTAGACGATTTCCTCGACGAAGCCGGTAATCTCGCCGGTCGCCTCGGTAAACATCCTCAGAAGATCATTCTCCGTGTAGATTTCCTTGAACTCTTTGGACTGTTCCTTGGTCCGCTCCATCATGTGGGCCTCGGTGTAGTTTCTGTCGATGGTGATCTTCATTTCGATGCCCTCCTTCACGCCTTGACAACGGGCTCATTGCTGCCGTTCTCGTAGATGCCTTCTTCGTCCCAGGTGTACCAATTGCCGGTCACGATCTTCGCGGCTTCCAACATCCCGTTGATGGTTCCGCGCCAGATGTTCTGCGTGGTCTGATCGCCGCCCATCTCGATGCAGGCTTTCAGGTCCCGAATCCTGGAGGCCGCCCCGCGGAGAATCTTGTCTGCCTTAGTCATTTTTCGCATCCTCCTTGATCTTGTTGTCCGCTTGCCCGTCTGCGTGATGCCCTGATTCTCTGTCTGCTACCGGGGCGTCTCACCATCGCGCTCCTTAGGGCGGCGGGTGTCTTTCGTTCGTTGCAAGAGTATAATAACAAAAATATTTCGTTTTGTCAATAGCAAAACGAAATATTTTTGTTATTTAACATTTCAGTCGAAATCCACCCTCCGGCACCGATCTGCACCCAGCACCACTCTCAATGAGCCGCCGCTATCCCAGGCCACCATGATCGAACCAATGTCATCCACGCCGATCACCGTGCCGCGCGCGCCAACTGGCGGCGCCTGAGGATAGTCCATCTCCTGGAGCTCGACACGGCAGCCTCGCGGATATTCCGCACGGAGGCGTTCGACGATACACCTTCTCGCGTTGAACACGCCAGCACATCTCCCTTCGTCTGTTCGATGTAGTCCGCAACGCGCCTGTCGTTGCGTGCCTCAATATCTGCCATGAGGCGCAGCCTTTCTCTGATGCTCATAATGTCCTCACTTTCTGCCGAGGTTAATCTGCCTCTGGCGCGCTGCGTTGTTGGCCACGATGTCGTCGAACCAACGGTCCTGCATCTGCAGCTTGAAGATCGCCAGCTTTCCAACGTCCAACCCGTCCAGCGGGAACGCGAGGAAGTGGAGATCGTCGGGATAGGCGTTGGTGTCCGTCAGCCCATATTGGCTGTTCATCTCCGCGCCGGTAAACTCGACCCATTCCTTGATCGTGCCGATGCCCGCCTGGGTCAACATGTCCTGGTAGCCGTTCTTCCACTCGTGCTCGTCGCCGCCAACGCCGGTGATCGTGTACCACGAACCAGCGTCCAGCTTCTCAAAGTCAATCATTGCCTGATCCTTTCTGCCGGTGTATGATGCCCGCCGGCAGGCTCGCCGTTATGCTGGCTTTGCCTCGCTGATAGGCTCCACCTGGGACGCAGAGAAGAAGCACGCTTCCTTCATGAAGCAGTAGCCGCGGCCTTCTTCCTCACCATCTCCGTCCTTCGGCTTCGACTGGCCGTGTTTCCAGATCGACAGCCTCGTTACCGCGTGCTCGCCCTTGCGAACCTTGAAGCCCATCTGTTTCCAGACCTGAAACGTGTGGATGGGCTCGGTCTCGTTGACGGTGATCGTGCTCCCGTCGGAAAGCTCTGCCTTGAACACGCGGCCGGTGGGCTTTAGCTTCCCATCCTGGAGCAGCCGCTGGGATTCTCGCAGGATGATCTCCGCGTTAGTGATAGCCATTCTCCTTGTCCACCCTTCTCTCAAATTCTCGGATAGCCGCGATGATGTCCAGCAGCAAATCCTTTACCTCGGAAATTTCGCCGTTCTCCCAATCCTGCGCGGCCTGATTCAGCGCGCCGATGATCTTCTGATCCAGGAGCTCACCCTTCTTAAAGAATCGCATCTGGCACCCTCCCTTCCTTCAAATCCCCGATCACTTTGTCGAACAGGGTTTCCAGCTTCAGCACTTCGGTGACATTGAGGCTGTCGTAGCTGGGCCCGTCGCTGGTCATCACATCCTTGAAAAACAGCAGATCACCGACGATGGGGTGTCCATGGATGTCCGTCTGATACAGCCAGCTCCCCAGAGGATTCATCGGAAGCCGCTTGGACAGGCCGGATTCGTCGATGGCCATGACGTAGGGACGGGGAAGCCTCATGGGGTGGACGAATTCGGGAATGTCACACCCGATCTGCGATTCGCAGAAATCGAGCAAGTTGACGTTCTCCGCGCTGACGAGCTCCATCTTGCAGTCGGTAGTTACCTTAAGCGCAATCATCGTTTCCTCCTTCTGCCCGGATTGATGGCTCCGGGCGAGCCTGGTCCAGCTTAGTCGTTCATTATGACTGTATCCGGCGTCACCTCGCCGGGCTCCGGCCATTCTACTTTCGATACGAGACACTGTTCTGTAAGAATGTTCTGAGCGACGTTCTGAGCCTCATACCGATTACCGGCGTTGACAAATCCCTTATGCGACCAGAGGTCTTTGTCTAACCATGTCACTTTGAACAGCATCGTTCTTCCTCCGTTTCTGCCGCCGTGACCTCCGCGGCGGGTTGTCGGTCATTCAGCGTACAGCAGATCAAACAGCCTCGCCTTAAGCCTCAGGATTTCATCCTGGGCTGCCAGCAACTTGTGTTCCGCATCATCGCGCTCGCTCTCTACCCTGGACAGCGCATCACGCGCGGAATCGCGGGCTTCCGTTACGGCAGCGAGCTGATCACCGAGGTCGTGCAACTGGTCGCGGAAGTTCGCGCGTTCGGCCTCGCAAGCCGCCTCCATATCATCTCGCTCGCCACGCAGCCTGTTGTTTGCCGCGATCTGGCGAAGCGTTCCCTCGTGGTTTTCCTGCGCCTTCCGCTCGGCGATCATTGCCCGATGCTTCCAACTGCAAGCAAAGTCGTTCTCAATGTTCTCAGATGCGTCCTCAAGGACACCCTCAAAAGCAATTCCGACATAGCTGCCCTCGCCCAATCCGGCGACGATCTTCTTGATCTGTTCCAGTGCCTTGCGCTCCTGCTCCTTGGTGGTCATGTGATTCTCTCCTTTCATCGTCGTGGGGTGGATTACCAGAGCTTCTCGACAGAGCCGTCTGAGTGGTAGGCCACGGTGCGAATCCCGACGCACTCCGAGATCATCGTTACTTCGTAGATGCAGCGGCTTTCCTTCGCGCCGGCCTTGGCTGCCTTGACAGCCTGTTCCTTGATCGGGGTCTTTCCGATGTACTCGCGATTGTCGCGGGTCACCTTGTGGATTTCGTAGATGGTCTGCATCGTGGTCTCTCCTTTCGGGTCCTTTCTTTCGGTGCAAGGCCATAATAACAAAAATATTTCGATTTGTCAAGGACAAATCGAAATATTTTTGAAAATTAACAAAGCGGCCCGAAAGAACTATATCCTGCCGTCAGCCATGACGTACAGCGAAACCTCGTAGGCGTAGCGCTGCACCGTCCTGCCGCCGTCCAGTCGCTTCGTGTACACGCGAGACTGGAAGCGCCCCAGCCCTTCGACGAACGCACCTATGTACAGTCTGGACGCGAAGCGTGCCGTCCCGTTCCAGGTGATGCACTTGATGTAATTCTGCGCGCCGTCCCGCTTCGCATCCTTCGGCACAGCGATGGTCAGCTCGCATATCTCCTGACCGTTCGGCGTCGCCCT